CGATATATTCAAACCCGAGTGGATTAGTCGAGAGATGTTTTTTGCCAGAAAAGACACCGATGCTTATGTGAGGTGCATTTGGAGTTTTGGGAACGATCAGAAAACATATTTATTTGGGCCGGATATTGAACAATATAAGAAGTCAATGCACCAAGCAGTGGTGTTTGATGAGTTTGATACACTAGCAGAAAAGACTTTAGGGTTCAATGTATGGCCAAAATCAGAGAATACCCCTACAAAAAAAAGGCTATATTTGCGGCGTAAAGTGGAGCATTACCGAGTAACTAAAATACCTGAATTTTTGCATAAATATTTAAGCGAGTCACAAAAACAAAAATTAAGTCAAATTGATAATTTGCGGAAGTTGGAGCAGTTGGAGCGGTTGGAGCGGTTGGAGCGGTTGCAGCAGTTGGAGCAGTTGCAGCAGTTGCAGCAGTTGCTGAATTTTGAGCGGTTGCAGCAGTTGGAGCGTTTGGAGCAGTTGCAGCGGTTGGAGAAGTTATCATTCTCAGCATTAGATTATAGAGACGTGCCGATAAAAGATAATTCAGTGGTCTATTGTGATCCACCGTACGTTGGAACGGCGAGGTACATAACTGAATTCAACCACAAAGAATTTTATGAGTGGGCTGCGACTAGGAATTTTCCTGTATTCATTTCAGAGTACACATTGCCGGATACTAGATTTAAAAAAGTTTACTCGGTCGATAAAAGATCGATGTTATCTCAGGATAAATCAGTCGGTAACAAAGAAGAAAATCTATATTGGAATGGCAAGTGATAGCAACCAGCACACCGTCACTCACATCTTATGAACCTGATGTTATCTCTTACCATAGACAGGTAATTGACGACATTAGGAAGCATTATAACTATAAGCTAGGCACTCACGAAATCCTTTTGTCGGGAAGTGTAGGCTCTGGCAAGTCAACGCTCCTATCTCACATAGTCCTGACACACTGCCTATTCAATCAAGGCGCTCGTTTTCTAATCGGGCGCCTTTCTATGCCAGCATTGCGCTCAACAGTGTTTAACAAGCTACTGGAACACATCGGTAATGATCTAGTTGAGGGCAAAGATTTCTGGGTTAACCTAACCACAGCCACAATCAAATTTCGCAATGGCTCTGAAATCATTTCACGATCCTGGGCAGATCGAAAGTATTTCAAGGTTAGATCTTTGGAGCTATCTGGTGCCGCTATTGAAGAAACTGTAGAAACTCAAGAGCCAGATTTCTACAAAGAAATTAAAATGCGCGTTGGACGGCTGCCTCATATAAAAGAAAACATTATCATTAACGCGACTAACCCTAGCTCTCCGAGCCATTGGGCCTATAAGTATTTCATTGAACCAAACACCGGCGGCGCAAAGCATGACACTCGCCACGTTTACTATTCCATTACTGACCTTAACCCTTTCCTGCCCAAGCAATACATCGAACAATTAAAGCGTGACCTTGATCCCAAGATGGCACGTCGTATGCTCATGGGTGAGTGGATCGAAATACAAGATGAAGTTATATATCACGCTTACGACAGCGCTGTGCAATACTCCAAGAAACCTTGGTCGCCTCGGCCTGAAACGCCTATCATGATCAGCTTCGACTTTAACATAGGCGACGGCAAACCGTTGTCGGCCTGTGCTATTGCTTACGAAAATGGAATATTTCACGCCTTTGCTGAGGTTATCATCGAAGGCGCGAGAACAGAGGAGGCTTGCAAAGAGTTTTATGATCGAGGCACCATAGTTGCTGGCAAGTCATATGAGCTATACGGTGACGCCTCTGGCAAGGCTCGCCACACATCCAGTACCAGATCAGACTATGAAATCATCAAAGAATCCTTTGACCGCAACCAGATCAGCTACAAATATTGCGTCCCGTTAGCTAACCCGGCCATCAGGACTAGGCACAATACCATCAACGCCTACTCCAAGAACGCTCTCGGGCAAACTAGATTGTTTATCCACAACTGCCCAACAATTGATGAGGCTCTTAGGCTGACAGCTTTCAAAAAGGGTGGTAAAATAATCGAAGATGATTCAAAAAAGTATCAACACATTGGAACCGCGCTTGGTTTTTGTCTGGTTAGAAAATTAGCCGATCAAGAGCGAGGCGTTACACGTTCTATAATTCTATGAGGGTATAATGATCAATATTAAACACGTTCTAAAAGCCGTCGAGCAACAGTCAGACAACCTTAATACAAATTATAAAATGCTTGATATACTCGAAGGCAATCTTGAGCCTTATCTGTTGAATGGATTGACTCGTTTGCTATCGCCTCGCGTGTTGAAATACGCTGTCGAGCGATTGGTGCCAATCAACATAGTGCCTCGGTACGTTGACAAGCTATCGAACATTTACCAAACTGGTGTGCTCAGAGAAGTTGCTGACGGTACGCCTGCCGATGAGGAACTACTTTCATGGTATCAAGACGTGCTTGATATCGATTCAATTATGCATCAATCGAATCGATTGTATAATGCTTGCAGAGCAACGCTATTACATCCGTATATTGGCGAGTATGGGCCAGAAATTAGAGTGATACCAAATGACCGCTTTGTCGTTTGCAGCGACGACTTGATTAATCCAACAGAGCCGACCATGGTCATTTTGTTGGCAGGTTGTGACGCTGAGGGACGTAAAATCTATTGGGTTTACACAGCAACAGAATTTTACGTTGTCCGCTCTGATGGAACTATCGACTATCAGGCCATGTCCGCAATGAATATTCCTGACGGTGTTAACCCTTACGGAGTGCTGCCGTTTATTTACGTCAATTCAAGCAACCTGCGCTTATGTCCGTACCCCGACAAAGACACCATTAGAATGGCTGAGTACGTCCCTAGCGCCTTGACTGACTTAAACCTTGCTGCGCTATTCGCTTCATTCTCGATCACATATATCAAGAATGGCGAGGTTGCAGATCCAACCTATGCGCCTAACGCTTTATGGTTTCTTAAGGCGGATGACCCAGAAAAGGATGTCGAAATAGGAACCATCAAGCCAGAGGTTTCATATAACGACGTGCTCAATTTGATTCAGTCAGAGCTATCACTATGGCTCGGCTCAAAGGGTATCAAGACGGGAAGTGTTGGCGCATTGAACGCGGATTCGGCAGCGTCAGGCATAGCTAAGGTTATTGATGAGGCCGACACTTTCGACGTGAGACAAGCGCAATCGGTCAAGTTTGGATCAGCCGAGCATGAACTGTGGGAACTAATACTTGAAGCTATGCATCCTGTTTGGGTTAGCCAAGGCTTAGTATCCAATCGATCAGTTTTCTCGGCAGGTGCCAGCGTATCGACAAGGTTTTCTATTATCCCAGTTGGAACACAGCGCTCAGCTTTGATTGCAGAGCAGCGTGATGAATACTCGGCAGGTTTTACGACACGGACACGGGCTATTTCCATGCTTAATCCACAATTGAATATGAATCAAGTAGCAAACTTAATACAGGACGTTGACGGAGAGCGCTCAATGCCAGGTGACGCTAATGTACTGAATGGCGCTCAGGTTGGAAGTGCTGTGGATATTTTGACCGCCGCCGCTATTGGAACGATACCAAGAGAATCAGCCGTACAACTTATGGTGCAATCTTTTGGTTGGGACATTGAACAGGCTAACGCTATGCTTTCTACAATCGGTCAAGGCTTTACGCCTTCATCTGTCCAAGGCAACGTGACGATTAATCCTGATAAACCTACGGCTCAATCTATTGCGAGTGTCTAATGACAACAAAATGGCAGAGATTTAAAGTTGATCTTGCTGACTTCGATCTAACCAAAGATGAAAAGGCTGATGTTGGGGATCTTATTGTTGAGCGAATTGTAAACCGCACGGACAAAGGGATTGATGCAGATGGCGAGAAATTTGTTGGCTATTCGAAAGGCTACATCAACAGCCTTGACTTTAAAAACGCTGGCAAAAGCAAAAGCAAGATCGATTTGCAACTGTCAGGCGATATGCTTGCTGCGCTCAGGGTGCTTAAAGATAGCGGTGATACGCTTACCATTGGCTTTGACAAGGGATCACTTGAAAACGCAAAAGCTGATGGCAATATTCGTGGAACGTATGGCCAGTCAAAGCCAAATCCTTTTTTATCGCGTGATTTCTTGGGCATATCTGACGATGAGTTGCTTAAGATAGTGAAAGCAATCAAGAGAGGCACATCGAAAGGCAGGGCGATATAATGGCCAATAAAAATGCTTCCATTCAGTTTTCTAAGATAATAAAGTCTCTGCAAAAGGTAGTTAATGACAGCATCAAGGCCGCCGCTTTGCTTCCTACATCGAAGTTTGCTGCCGATCTTGTCGTAAAGCGTACACGTTTGGGCTACGGCGTATCAAAGAACATGGGCGCCAAAGAGAAGTTTGCTAAACTTTCTCCCAATTATGTAAAACAGAGGAAAATGTTTGCAGGTCTTGACGCCTCAACACGGCCAAACAAGTCAAACCTAACCAGGACAGGCCAAATGTTGGCCTCTATTCGTCCGATAATAGTTGACGGCAAAATAATTATTAGACCGACAGGCAATCACAAGGGCGGTTTTTCTAATGAACAGCTTGCAAAATGGAATGAAGATGGCACACGGAACAGACCACGGCGAGTTTTTCTAAATATTTCAGAGCTAGAATTTAACCAAATCAAAAGATTCTATAGGAAAACATTCGGAGACTTGGTAAGATTTAGAAAATAATGCTACAATAATTACAACAGGAGAATCACTATGACTATTGACGTTGCACCTGTGGTGCCACAAGCAGAGGTTGCACCTGTGGCGCAACTAGAACCACAAATGATCAGTTATGAATCTCATCGCAAATTGTTAGATGAAAAAAAGAAAGTTCAAGGTGAGCTTTCTATTTTGTTAGCAGACAAAAAAGCAAGGGACGAATCGGAAGCGGTTAGACGTGGTGATTTTGAATCACTACTAAAATCTCGCGATGAGGAGCTTGCTAAAGAACGTGGTGAGCGGCAACAACTGCAAAACAGAATCACAACAGGGCTGAAGATGAATGCTGTTATTGACTCACTGGGCGGGAACATTGATCCCAAATGGTATCAGTTGATTGACACATCGGAAGTGGTTCAGAGTGAGACTGGCGAAATTGACCCGATGACCGTTGCCCGCGTGTCTGAGACACTCAAACGGCAATGGCCTGAAATGGTCAAGACTGCTAGCAAATTACCAACGGCGGCGCCGCAAGGTTTAATCGCAGGTGGTACTAAGATTGCAGAATCAGAGTGGAGCAAGTTATCGGGTAAACTACAAAGTTCATATGGTTTGAATGATATTGTTTGGGGTTACTAAACTTAATTATAAAGGATAATAAAAATGGCTTCTATTAACTTAGGCGATAACGCGAGTCAGGTCGTAAAATATTGGTCGCAACGTGCGACTACGCAATTACGCGAAAAACTATTGATGGGCGGCTTGGTAAACAAAGACTACCAAGGCGAAATCAAAGCTCAGGGCGACACCGTTAAAATTTACAGCGTAGCGGCTCCAACTGCCACTGTAAACACAATCGGAACGTCCAACAGCAACGTGTTTGCAGGATCAGCAATTAGTTCCACATCGGTTGACTTGGTTGTTAACGAAATTGCTACAGCGGCATTTGAGTTTTCATCTGAGAATGAAATGATGTCGATACTTAACAGCAAAAACAGCGAGTGTATGTCCTCGTTAGTATTTGCCGTCGAGAAAGCTATCAACAGCCACTTATACAGCGTCATGGTGCCGTCGATTGCCTCGCCTGATCACACTATTGGATCGGTTGCGACATTCGACGCAGCGGCATTTTTGAACGTAAGACTTTTGGCATCTACTGCAAAGTGGGACACAAGCAAGCCATGGTATGCTTTGCTTGATCCTCTTTACTACGGTCACCAATTGGCACTAACTACTAACACTTCTCAAGATTTTGTTGCAGATCGTCCAGTAGTTTCGGGCCTAATCGGAGCACCTCGCTACGGCTTCACAATGTACGAAGACAACAGCCAAGCACCAGCCACTGCTGGGCAAGGTTATTTCTTCCACCCAGACGCAGTAAACTTCGCAATGGCGTCAAGCCTCGAAGTCAAAATGTCTGATCTCCACCCAACCGGAAAACATGGAATCATGCTTTCAGTTTCTTGTATCTACGGCGCCGCTCTCGGGATTGCGGGCGCTAAAAAGTGCATTAAAGTTACAGCCGCGGCTTAATGTGGCAGGGGGGGTGTAAAAACCCCCTCTTTTTTTTGGAGTTTTCTATGCTCGCCTTCGATTCCACCAATCCGTATGACTCACTTGGAGTTTTGATTGCAGATAACCCAGACGCTCTGGTAGAATTAATTAGAACAATACGGACACCAATTAAAATTCATTTTATTGTTCCGTTTGGACAAAGACAGGCCGCGTATTACACCGGCGACCTGCATGCTAGAAGGATTACATCCAATGCCATTGTCACCAGCGTTAAACGACCGCGAGTATCAAAAATTTGAAGTCGGGCCGGACGATGAGACAAGGGTAAAGACTTCAAGCTATACGTTTATTGATGCTAACGGCGCACTTGTTTACCCACAACTTGATGCCGATGGATCATTGCCATCCTCAATTGTTCCGTCTGGACTAAAGATCGCGGGACTGGTGACCGAGGTGGTGTTAAATAGCGCCACCTGGACGGCCTTACCAGCAACGCCTTTAGTAAACAGAAAATCAATGTCCATTCAAAATTTTAGTGGGCAGTTAATAAAACTAAACTATGTACCGGCTACCGTAGGTTTGACCGGTGTATATGTAATGGATCAAAACGAACGCTTTTATGATATTTCCGACCATATTTTAATTTATGCAAAAGCAACATCTGGAACCTGCACAATAGTGACGGAAGAAATTTCATAATGACCGTCATAGGCGCAAAAAATGGCACGGTTTTAATTGCGCCAGTGTTTAGTGTGCTGGTTTCAGCAAGCTCTGTTGTAGACGTTGACAGCATTTTAATTTCATCATTCTCAGCAATAGATTATTTAATGAGTTTTTCTAACAGTACAAACTTAAGAATCAATCGCATGATGATTAGAAACAATGGGTTATCTCTTAGCGATCAAATATTTGCGCGAAGTGGATATAATTTTGCAATTGATGTACAATCTATAGTCTCTGGTTCAGATTTTAAATTGAGAGTTACCAACAGTGAGAGTTTTTCAGTGCTTGTGAAGTTTTCAAAATCAGTAATTTAGACTTTGGAGGTTTTTATGGCTCGTGATTTATTTGGCGTTGAAATTGGCGTGTCTATTTTTGAGGAAAATGGCGCAAGATTATCTAACATTATATCCGGAACCGGAAGCCCTGACGGGATTTCCGGCGCACAGGGCACCTCGCCCATCGGAAGTTTATATCTACGCTCTGGCACTAGCCAATTGTTTC